ACTGGTAATTTAGTTATTGGAGAAAGCGCAGGAAATGCTTTAACTTCAGGAGATAAAAATATCGCTATTGGTTTTAGAGCAATGAATGAAAAAACAGTAGGTAGCGATAATATTGCAATTGGATATGACGCTAATAGATACCCTGCTGCTAATTCAAATGCTGTTGCTATAGGTACTGAAGCTGTATTTAATGCTACAGGAAACGATGTAATAGGTATAGGTTTCCAAGCAGGATATGCTGGTAATCAAGATGGTTCTGTTTCTATTGGAACTTCTGCTCATGGAACTGGATTTAATGCAAACGATGCTGTAGCTATTGGTAATGTAGCTGCGTATTCTGGAGTTGCAACAGGTTCTGTAGTTATTGGTAAAAGAGCAGGTTTTATAGGTAATGATAAAACCAACTCTGTGTTAATTGGATTTGACGCGGGGCGCTCTGTTAACTCTGCTACCAATGGTGCTGTATCAATAGGTTATCAAGCTGGTTATTCAACAAGTAGTGCAAATGCAAATACGAACATAGGTTACGAAGCAGGTTATTCATATACTACAGGCCGACATAATACAAACATAGGGTATCAGTCTGGAAAATTTCAAACTGGAGCTAATAATGTTTTTATGGGTTACGCTGCTGGAGGTGGTGTTTCTGGATCAAGCACTGGTGGTAGAAATATTGGTATTGGAGCGTCTGCTTTAACAGGTTTAACTACAGGTTCAAATAATACAGTATTAGGAAGAGCCGCGGGTACTACAATTACTACAGGAAATAATTTAATTGCAATTGGATCTGATGCTCAGGCGAGTTCTGCTTCAGCTACAAATGAAATTACTTTAGGTGACGCAAATATAGCTTTATTAAGAATACCAGGTCTTGGATCTATAGATGGTCATGTACTTACATATAAAAGTAGCTTAGGTGGTATAGTACTAGCTGCTGGCGGTGGTGGTGGATCATATCCCTTCTCAATTCAAACTGAATCATTATACTCAGGTTTTGTACCAGGTAGTTTAAGTGGAACTCCTCAAGGAAATACTATATTAGGTATTGACGCGGGAAAAACTTTAACTACAGGGAGTAGCAACACTTTAATAGGTCATGATGCAGGAAAAGCTATAACTACAGCAGTAAACAATACTATAGTAGGTTTTAATTCTGGTATATCAGTTAATGGAACTGGTAATACAATTTTAGGTATGGAAGCTGGAGTAAGTTTAGCAACTGTGGGTGTTGTTAATATAGGTTGGCTAGCTGGAAGTGTAGGGAATTATAGTATTTCAATAGGTGCACAAACCGGTAGATTTGCATCTAGTCAACAACATAGTATTTATATAGGAGAGCAGGCTGGATATAATGCTAGTGCTGATAGCACAATTGGAATTGGTAATGATGCTTTAAGAACTAACACTGCAGTTGGAAGCGTAGCTATAGGTAGAGACGCTGGTTACTCTCAAACTTCAGGGTTAGGTAATGTATCTATAGGTATTGAAGCAAATTACTCAAAAACAACAAGTGGGCAAAATGTATCTGTAGGTTATGAGGCTGGAAAAAGCAATACTGGTGTTGGTAATATTGCATTAGGTTATAGAGCTGGATATGGGACAGGTGCTGGTTCTTTAAATATTACAATAGGTTCTTTTTCAGGTTCAAGAAATAGTTTAGGAACTGGTAATGTAGTTGTAGGGCATCAATCTTATGATGGTTCAGGAAGTGGTAATAACAATACTGTGTTAGGTTATGAGGCAGCAAGAACCCTTACTACTGGTAGTAATTGTACCATAATTGGTAATGCAGCTACACCAAGTGCGGCTACAGTAAGTGATGAAATAACTTTAGGTAATGCATCTATAGCTACTTTAAGATGTCAAGTAACTAGTATTACAGCATTATCAGATAAAAGAGATAAAGAAAATATACAACCTTCTACTTATGGTTTAGATTTAGTAAATAAATTAAAACCAGTTACATATGATTGGAATACAAGAGATGGTGCTAAAGTAGGTGTCAAGGATTTAGGATTTATTGCACAAGATTTACAAGAAATTGATAATGAAAGTTTAAAACTTGTATATGACAGTAACCCTGAAAAACTTGAAGCCACATATGGAAGGTTAATACCAGTACTAGTAAAAGCAATACAAGATTTATCAGCAAAAGTAACAGCATTAGAAAACGCTTAACAATAAAAATAAATAAAAATGTATAAAAACGTAATAACATCAGAAAACACGCCAGACAGTCACAAAGCAGTTATAGTTGACCAAGTAGACGGTCAATTAGCGGAAGCTGCAGATTCAGAAACTTCAGCAGATCAGCTACAGCGTCTTAAAGATCACTTTCTTTGGTTACTAGCTAACGACTTTTATAAAGACGAATGTAGCGCCGAGCAAGTAAGTGGTATGGAATCATATTTACCAGCTGATTATAAAGATAGCTACGAAGACTTACCTTCTTAGTAGATTTGTTAAAACAGGTGTAACTATATAAATATAAAACAATTAAATTAAATTAAATTAAATTATGAGTGAAGAAATTAAAAAAATTGAAAAAGTAGAACTTTCTAAAGTAACAGAGCAACAACAAAGATTATCAGAAGCTCTTGCTAACATTGGTGTATTAGATGTACAAAAATTAAGTCTACATACTAAAGTAAAAGAAATTAGTGATGAAATTGAAGCTACTAAAAAAGAATTAGAAGCTAAATATGGAAAAATTAATATTGACTTAAAAGACGGAAGTTATACAGAAATAGAAAAAACTGATGGCGAGTAATATTAGAAAGATTAGTATTGGATCTGACTATAAAAACGATGCTATGCACTATTCTATAGGTCAACAAGTTTACGGTGGTCACGAAATATCACATATACTTTTTGAGGATTCAGATAATTCTTATAATATACATATAAAGAAAAAAAACGAAGTATTGCCATGGAAGAAATTTAATTCTCAAATGGCTATATCAGTTGAGTATGATTTAGAGTATTAATGAAAAGTTTATATGATTTTATCGTTGAACCATTAGGCGATAAATACAGTAATACTGTAAGTGTTGGTGATAAAAAACTAGTTGTAAATACTAAAATAGAAAATTGGAAATTTGTTAACAGAGTGGCTAGAGTTGTAGAAACTCCAGCCGCTTTTTCCACTCCTATAAAAAAAGGTGATATAGTAATTATACACCAAAATGTATTTAGAACTTTTTACGACATAAAAGGTGAAAAGAAAAAAAGCAGATCTTGGTTTAAAGATGATTTATATTTTTGCGCTGTAGATCAAATTTATTTATACAAAAACAATAATGATTGGCACACTATAAATGACAGATGCTTTGTAACACCTATAAAAAATACTGAAGATTTAACGCTTGATAAAGAAGCAAACCTTATTGGTATACTTAAATATGGTAATAAGTTCTTAGAAGCGCTTAATATTAACCCAGGTGATCTAATTGGTTTTACACCTAACAGTGAATGGGAATTTTTAGTCGATAATAAACGACTATATTGTATGAAATCAAATGATATTGTAATTAAGTATGAGTACCAAGGAAACGAAGAAGAATATAATCCAAGCTGGGCGAGTAGCAGTTGAAGAATTAATTAAGGTAGCTAAAGAACCTATTGTAGATTCAGATGACGATATATCTGCTGATAGATTAAAAAATGCAGCAGCAACAAAAAAATTAGCAATATTTGATGCTTTTGAAATATTAAATAGAATACAAGAAGAGCAAGATATGTTAGAAGATAAACCAAAAGAAGTTAAAAAGCAAAACACTTTTAAAGGCTTTGCAGAAGGAAGATCTAAGTAATGTATCAACAAGATTTATATAAAATATTAAAAGACCATATTAAACCTAAAGTTCTTAAACGAATGAATAGGTATAAAAAATGGGAGTACGGTTATAACGAAGAACATGATATTGTAGTTATAAGTAGAACTGGTAAAATAGGTGAGATATATGAAATACAAAATCTTAAAATAGCTTTACCAGAAAAAGAAAACGTACATGAGTTTAATAATAACAAGTGGAATCAATTTGAATATCCAAAAGCGTTAAGTAGAATTAAATCTACATTTGATTGGAGACAATATCCACAAGATTTTAAAGATAAGTGGTATGATTACATCGATAATGAGTTTAACCGTAGGGAAGAAGGTTTTTGGTTTTATAACAAAAGCGTTCCTACTTACATTACTGGTACTCATTACATGTACTTGCAGTGGAGTAAAATTGATGTCGGGGCACCAGACTTTCGGGAGTCGAATAGATTATTCTACATTTTCTGGGAAGCTTGTAAGGCCGATATACGGTCTTACGGATTGTGCTACCTTAAGAACAGACGTTCTGGGTTTTCCTTTATGGCCTCAGGAGAGGTGGTTAACTTGGCAACCATATCCTCTGACTCTAGATATGGTATATTATCAAAGTCCGGTCCTGATGCTAAGAAGATGTTCACAGATAAGGTGGTACCCA